TCACAGCGCGCGCGGCATTTCCAGCGCGACCAGATGGATCGCCAGCCGCACCGTGCCTGACGCAAAATTCCCCCCCAGCGCCGTCAGCTCAAGCGGGGTGTCGGCCCAATAGGTCACGGGCTGGCCCGTCAGCCCTCGCAGCCACGAGCCCGCCCCCAGCCCCAGCCCGCTGCCATAGCGGTTGGTGGCGCCGGCAACCCCCAGCTCCCAGCCGGTCAGCCCGGTGCCGGCGATCGCCACCGTGACCCGGCCCGTCACTCCGATCACCTGCGTGCCATTGGGGATGACGACGCTGGTCGTGTTGCTGGCACCCGCCGTGATCGCATGGTCGAACTCGATCACCCGATGCAGCGTCGCCGCCCCCCCCGCCGAGACCGCCAGCGCATCCTCGCGCCAGGCGCTGCCATCGAACAGCGCCAGCCGCCCGGTATCGACAACCCAGGCCCGCCAGCCCGCGCGCGGGGTGACAAACACCCAACCGCCATTGGCCCCGACCGCAATCTTGCCCGCCTGCCCGTTCCAGGCGTTCACCGCGCCCGTGGGCACGCCATAGGCCAGCCCCTCGCCCACCACCGCCGGCGGGGTCGTGGTCACCAGCGACTCCAGCCGCAGCTGCGCCAGCGCATCCAGCCGCGCCAGCGCCTCGTTCACCGTCACATGTTTCTGCGCCTGCGCCGCTGCCAGCAGGGGCAGGGCAAAATTCACCGTATCAGCCATTGATCACAATCCTCGCAAAATGTCCGGGGCCAAATCTTTCGGAAATCTGGGCCACCTCGATATCGAATGGCGGGGCGACCCCGTCCGCCGCCTGATCCGCCGCCGTATAAATCCAGCCGGGCGCGCCCACGCTGGCCTCGCGCAACAAGGCACCTGCCTTCATCACGCGCAGCTGATAGGCCTCGAAAGCCTCGCCCAGCGGCACATCGGCCAGGTCCCAGTTGTCGCCATCGATGCGCGTGCGCCGCACCCAGCTCAGCGACAGATCCCCGGCCCCGTTTCGCGCAGCCCGCAAATGACAGGGCGCATAGGGCTTGAGCCCCGCCCCGGCAAAGGCCAGTACCTCGTGCAGATAGGAGGCATCGTCATAGCCCCGCTGCGCCGGGCCGATGCGATAATGGCGCGCGATATTGCGCAGCCCCGGCGGCAGGTTGATCTGGCCGACCGCGCCATCCAGCAGCACGAACCAGCTGCCCACCGGCCAGGCATCGGGGATCAGCCCGTCACTGCCCGCCTGCCCGCGCAACAGGCGCCGCAGCTCCCATTCGCCCGGCGCCACCGCATGTGCCTCGGCAAACTGGAAAACCTCCCAGTTGTCGCCATTGCCGCTGCCGATCGCCGCCAGGTTGGCACCATTCAGCACCGCATCGCTTGCCGCCGCCGACAGGCTGCCCGAGGCCAGTTTCACCCTGACCCCTGCCCCGTTGTCCCAGCGTCCGGGCTCGGCCCGGAACAGCGGGCCTTGCGTCAGCCCGACCACGGCGCGGCGCTCGATCAGCCGGTTCAACCGGTAATCCGCATCCTGCGCGGCGTCATACAGCGCCACCGCCCCCGGCCAGGGGGTCGCCGTCACCGCCAGATGCGGCGCCTCGGGCACCTCGTTGCCGGTGATCAGCGGCAGATCCATGAACAGCGGCTGCACCGGCAGCGGCGGCACGAAATCCTGCACGCGCATGACTTCGGTTTCGACCGTCCGGTGGCGATAGGCCCCGGCATCGACCCGCTGCAAGACCGCGTGCCGCGCACCGCGATCCTCGATCCGGTCGATGCGGGCCAGCCCTGCGCCCATCTCGGCGGGCAGCGCCACCACATCGCCCGCCCCCAGCCAGCCCAGCGAGGGCGGCAGCGCCAGGTGCAGCGTCTCGCGCCCGGTGCGTGCCTCGGCCAGCCAGCGTTCGACCACCGCCTGCGCTTCGCCGGGGCTCAGCACCAGCGGCATTTCGCTGCGGCTCACCGCGCGGGCCTCCTCGTCGGGCAATATCGCCTCGGCCGCGCCCGCCTCATAGGCCCCGTCCGCGCGCAGATAGTTCAGCTGCACCTTGCCGGCCATCTCGGCCTCGGGGGCGCGGCTGGCCTCGATACGCGGATCGCTGCCCTGCCACACCAGGCGGCCCGTATCCAGCACATGGCGCACCCGGCCCGCGCGGTTGGTAAAACGCATCACCCCGTCTTCTTCGACCGCATCCAGCCCATGGGCCAGCATCAGGGGCTGCAACGCGGCCCGCGCGCTGTCCAGCCCCGCGCGCCGATAGCCGCGCACCACGCCGTGCAGGCGGCGCGTGTCAACCGCGCGCACCCCGGCCTGCATGCAGATCTCGGCCACCACATCGGCCAGTGACTGCGCCCCCAGACGCCCGTTCAGCCAGTGCCCGCGCGCATAGTTCTGGCCATCCGACCACACATCCGCGCGCCCCGGAAAGGCCGGCCAGGGGCGTGCATCCCAGCACCAGACATGACCGTGGGCCATATCCACCATCGGGCCGCCATAGACCGTTGACAGCGGGTTGTTTGCGGCATCGTTCCAATAGCCATAGATCGCGCGCAGATATTGCGCCTGCATGTAGTCGTCGCGTGTGCCGTCGGAAAAATGGGGCAGCTGCGATTCCGACGATTTCGCATCCCAGAACGCGTTGGGCTGGTTTGCCCCCTTGTCGATCGCGGCGCATCCCAGTTCGGTGAACCAGATCGGCTTGCTTTCCGGCACCCAGGCCGTGGGGTTGGCCTGCCGCACGCCACCGATGCGCTCGTGATGTTCCTGCGTCCACCAGCTGCGCAGATCCTTGACGCGAAAGATCCAGTCCTCGCCATGGGCGCTGTCGCGGATCGGGGTGCGGATCTGGAACTTGCGCGCCTGGTCGCTGGCATAATACCAGTCGAACCCCTCGCCGCCCGCGACATTGCCCCTGAGATAGTCGAGATCGTAAATCGACTCCGCCACCTTTGCATCCAGGTGGTCGTCGCCATCGCGCCAGTCGGCCAACGGCATGTAGTTGTCGATACCGATGAAATCGATATTCTGATCCGCCCACAGGGGGTCGAGGTTGAAATACACGTCGCCCGAGCCATCCTCGGGGCGATAGCCGAAATATTCCGACCAGTCCGCCGCATAGCCGATCCTGACATCGGGCCCCAGGATCGCGCGCACATCCCCCGCCAGCGCCCTGAGCGCGGCCACCACCGCAAACCCGCTGGCGCCGCGAATCCGCGTCAGCCCCCGCAATTCCGAGCCGATGCAGAATGACTCCACCCCACCGGCCAGCGCGCACAGATGCGCATAATGCAGGATCATCCGCCGATAAGACCACTCGGCCGGCCCGGTATAGGCAACGCCGGTGCCTGCGGGCACGAAATCCCCCGGCGCCGCCTGTCCGAAAAACGCCGCCACCTCGGCATCCGCCGCCGCTGTCCCGTCGGGCGAGCCATCCCGCCCCGGCGCCACCGAAAGCGTGATCCGCCCGCGCCATGGAATGGCCGGCTGGTCGGCCGCCCCGCTCCAGGGGTCGGTCAGGCCGTTACCCTGCTGGATATCCATCAACAGGAACGGATAGAACATCACCTCCTGTCCGCCCGCGTGAATGGCGCGAATCGCCTCGATCACCGATTGATCCGTGGGCGTGCCGCCGAAGACGGGTCGGCCATCCGCATCAAGGCTGACCGTTTCGGCCTGCGCACGCGGTGTGCCCGAAACCTCCCAGGCCATGTTGGCGGCATCCTGCGCGGTCTGCTCGACCCTGGGCAGCACCCGGCAGTTGCCGCAGCGCAGATCGTCGCCGAACCACGATACCACCAGCGAGACCGAGCCCACCTTTGGCGCCTCCTCGCGCAGATCGTTCAGTGATGCCGAAAGATCGCTCTGCCCGCCGGCCACATGCAGGTTGACGGCGCGGTTGGCGCCGGGGCCGTCATTGAAATGCACGGGCGTCGTGGCCAGCGCATATTCGCCGGTGCCGGGGATCAGGGCGACACCGCGGATCAGCTCGGCCGGGTCCGAGGTCACACCGCCAGGGCGCGCCCGGCGCAGCACCTCGAAGCTGAACTGCGGCACCCGGTTGCCGAACGGCCCCAGGTCCAGATCCTCGATCACCACATAGGCGGTGCCGCGATAGGCCGGCGCCTGGCCCGCGCCCTCGACCGCCTCGATCTTGGGATCCGGCAATTGTACCTCGTCGCCGGGGTAAAGGCGCCAGTTCAGGCTGTCGCGCGAAATCTCGACCCCATCGGCCCAGATCCGGGCGATGCGATCGACCACCCCCTCGCCCAGCGCGATCGCCAGGCTGACGGAATAGGCGTAATGGCTGCTCGCCCGGCGCGCGGTGCCCTTGCCGGTGCCGCTTGTCACCACCCGTTCATTGAACCGCGAGGCCCAGATGACCTGCCCGCCAAGGCGGATACGCCCATAGCTGGTGCCCACCGCGCCGCCTTCGCTGGCACCGTTCAGATGGATGCGCTCGATCCGCCCCGTGGGCACGGCATCGGCGCCGCTGCCCAGCAGGCGCTGGTCGATCAGCCGGCCCAGCGTTGCCCCCACCGCGCGCCCGACCACCGCCGAGCCCAGCCCCAGAACCGAGCCCCCGATGGCCGAGCCCACCGAGGCCCCAACCGCCGACAGAACCAATGTGGCCATTCATTCCTCCATGAAAAATGCGCTGGGATTTGCTCCCCCGGCGCATCGTCAGAAACTCCGTGCCGCCCGACCGACAGGCCGAACCGCATCCGCTGCCCGCGCGCCCTGCCGCCTGGTCACCCGAAACCGTCATTCGACTGGCTCGAAACCTCGCCCAAGGCAAGGTTCGCGCCCGACCCCGAGGGTGGGCGTGCCGAGATCTGCACGGCAATTTCCACGCACGCGACGTTGCAATGGGTTGAGACGCCACCGATCATTCGCGCCCGCCCTGGGGGGCGGGGTCGGGCGCGAACCGGATTGCAGGCAATCCGGGGGCAAGACAGGCAATGTGGCAAGGTCTGGTCACGGGTGGCCGGGGCGCGTTGACGTTCACCCCGGCGGATAGCAAAACCGTCCCACCACCCGGCGTGCCCAGGGCGCGCTCAGCGGGCTTTCGACCACCCCGTGGCGCTCGTAGGCGTGGATAAAGCGGGGCCGCGGGCCGGTTTCCGACTGAATTCCCAGATGCTTGGCAATCGCGCCGTCGCGCATCCTGAACAGGATCACATCACCCGCGGCGGCCTGCTCCAGCGGCTTTTCCAGCAGATGCCGGCGTGCCGCCTGCCACAGCAGTTCGCGCCCCGCCGGCTCGCCCCAGTCGCGGCTGTAGGCGGGCAGCTCCTCGGGCAGCGGGCCCAGCAGCGCCCGCCACACGCCGCAGATCAGCCCCAGGCAATCGGCCCCGACCCCGCATGTCGAGGCCTGGTGCAGATAGGGCGTGCCCAGCCAGCGCCGCGCCTCGTCAACCACCGCGCTCATCGAAACAGGCTCCCGCCGTCATTGCGGCCCGCGCGCGCGGGTGCGGTCAGTTGCCAGTCATCGCCCGGAATATGGGGAAAGCCCCGGAAATTCAGAAAGTTGTGAAATTTCAACCGGCAGGTTTCCGCGCGCTTGTCGCAGCCCGCCACCAGGCGCAGCCGGTCGCCCGGCGCAGGCGCGATCGCCAACGCCTCCCACAGCTCGACCCGGCGCTGGCCCGCGTGAAACCCGTCCATACGGATCACGCCGCGCAGCCCGGCAGCCGCGCCCTCCAGAACCTCCAGCACCCCGCCCGCAAACCAGCCGGCATCAAATCCCGACAGCCCGTCCAGCAGGAACACCCCGTCCGCGACCGTGCCCGCCGCCACTTCGGCGCTGTATCCCGGTGCGCCAGTATCGACCTTGCAGGACGCATCCCCCAGCACGGCGGCGCATTTGCGGTGAAACCCCCGCCCCTGCACCTGGTTCAACAACTCGGCCAGGCCGCGGATTTCGGCCTCGAAAACCCCGTCGCGCTGGCGGATCTCGCCGATCATGCCGCGAAACCACAACGCGCGCTGCGCCACGTCGCGCCAGTTCACCAGCCACAGCTCGATCTGCGCGCGATCATAGCGGCCCGCACGAATATCGGCCCCGCTGATCCCCGCATCGGACAGCGCGCCCAGCGCCTGCCCGTTATCCACCGCCAGCCCGTTGCCCTGTTGCAGCGCGCCCGCATCCATCCCCGCGCCAGCCCTGAACGTCACCCCGTCAAAGGCCAGATCCCGGTCGTGATCGGTGAATCCCATGACCTGCCCATCCGCGCGCATCAGCTTCCAGCAGCGCACAATCGTCGTGGCCCCGCTGGCCATATGGGCCTTCAGTTCCTGTCCAATCCGGCGCATCAGATCCGCACCTCCACTACCGGAACATGGGGGATTTCGCCGGCCGCAAAACTGCGCATCGACAGCTCCAGCCGCGCGGTGTCAAACCGTACCGGCACGTCGAATTCGAACCCCGCCGTGACCGCCGCCCCCTCGGCCGGGGCATCGTTCAACGCCACCTGCCCGGTGGTGTAGTCCACCGTGAAATGCACACCCTCGACCAGCGCATCGCCTGCCACGCCCAACAGCACCGAGCCCTCGACCGGCTTGGTGATCTCGCGCATATAGGCCTGGGCGCCGGATCCATAGCTCTTGCACAGCTGGAACCGGGCCTGTTTCCCGTCGCCCGTGCCGATCACCTGGTCGTCAAATGCGGGGCTGCCCGAGGGCGCGCATGACTTGAAATCGGTCCAGTCCTTCCAGCGAAAGCCGAACAATTGCCCGTGGCGCGCCTCGAAAAACGCGACCAGCGTTTCGATATCGTCCAGCGAGCGCATCCCCACCCCCGCATCATAGCGCCGGCGCGAGCCCGCCCAGGGGCTGTTGCGTTCCTCATGCCCGTTGGCCAGGGTCACGATCTCGGTGCGCCGCTCTGGCCCCCCGGCCGAGCCAAAGCTCAGGCTGGCCGGAAACCTTACCTCGTGAAAATTCATGGAAATTTCCTGTTGTCATGGAGTCGTGAAAACCATCGGGATGAAACCGATCATGGGCAAACTGCACTATCTGTTGCGCGCGCCCCGCTCGATCGCGCGCGCCATCTCGGCGGCGATCTGGCTGCGCGAGCGCCGGAACCCCTCGACATCCGGGGTCGAGACATTGATCACCACCTGCACCGGCCGCCCGCCGCCCTCGGCGCGCACCCCGAGGCGGCCGTCGGGGCCGCGCGACAGCGGCATGATCGCCTCGGGGCCGGCCTCGCCCATCACCCCCGTCGCGCCGCGCATGGCAAAGGGCGTCGCCCCGCTGACCACGCCGCCGCGGGCAAAGGGCACCACATGGCCCTGCGAAAAGACCCCGCCATCGGCAAAGGGCAGGATCTTGCCCATCATCCCGGCAATGGCGCCCCCCAGCGCGTTCTGCACGGGCCGCATCGCCTGCCCATAGGCGGCATTGGCCATGGATCGCCCCACCATCCGCAGCGCATCCGACAGCCGCGCACCATCGAAAACCAGCCCGTCAAAGGCGCTGCGCAGCCCGCGCCCCAGGCTGCGCGACAGCCCCTCGACCTGTGCCTGCGCCCCGCGCATCGTGTCGCGCATGTCGCCCAGCTCGGCCCGGAACGCCGCCGAGACCTCGCGCGTGTCGCCAATGGCGCTGTCCAGCCCGGCGATCTGTGCATCCAGATCTTCCAGCCTGCCCTGAAAATCGCTCATCCACCTGTTTCCTTGCCTGTTGCGTGATCCCGCCCGGTTGCGCGGTCGGGAAACATGCGCGCCAGCTCGTCCAGGCGCGCGCGGCCGAAACCGCCGCCCGCGGCCGGCCCCTCCAGCCCCAGCAGCAGCAACAGCTCATGCGGGGTCAGATCCCAGAACTGCGCCGGGTGCAGGCCAAGACCGCCCATCCCGGCGCGCATCAATGCGGGCCAGTCGAATTTCTCAGCCATCGCCCCCGTCGCCGCCAAAGGCGCGTGCCAGCAGCTGTGCCGCCGCCCGCGCCGCCGCGCCGGGTCCGCCCTCGATATCGGCGCGCCCAAGCGCCTCCTCGTCGCCCTGCCAGCCGCCGCCGCGCAGCCCCGCCGCCAGCAGCGCCAGCAGGTCGCGCGCCGAAAACCGCCCCTGTTCAAAGCGTTCGACCAGCGCCACCAGCGAGCCCGCGCCAAGGCGCTCCTCCAGCTCGGCCAGCGCCCCCAGCGTAAGGCGCATCACATGCGCCCTGCCATCGAGCACCAGGCGCACCTCTCCTCGATAGGGGTTCACCATCAGATCGCCGTGAATGTCAGCACACCGGCCGAGGCCAGCGTCATGTCAAAGCTGGCCTCGGTATCGAAGCGCCCCGAATATTCCAGCGCGGCAATCTGGAACGGCCCCTCGATGATGCCGAATGCCGGGATGATGACCTGGAAATCCGGCATTTCGCCGTTGAAAAAGATGGTGCGCGCGCGGGCATCCGTGGTCGCATCGCGAAACACCCCCGACCCCGTGACCGAGGCCGAGCGCATCCCCGCGCCGCCCAGCAGCTCGCGCCAGCCGCCGGCGCTGTCAAGCGAGGTCACATCCACCGTTTCGGCGTTGAAACTGATGCGCGAGGCCCGCAGCCCCGCCACCGTCTCGAACAGGCCGGCGCCGGTCATGTCGATCTTGATCAGCAGATCCCTGCCTTTCTGGGCTACCATGAGTATATCCTTCCGTTTCGTTCATCTCTCTGACGCGGGGCGGGCTTTGAATACCTTTCCCGGATCGCTTGCGATCCGGTTCGCGCCCACCCTCGGTGTCGGGCGCGAACCTGCCGGACCACCGCGCAATCCGCGCCCCGCCTCAAACGTCATCCAGCCGCGCCCTGAACCACAGCTCGATCCGCCGCACCCCCGGCGCCCGGCCCCGGCGGGCCCGCGCGCGCAGGAAATCCAGCGACACCAGCCGCCCGCGCGCCAGGCTCAGAGGCGCATCCACCAGCGCATCCGACACCGCCACCGCCGCCTGCTTGGCGATGGCGAAACCGGCCGCGTCCGAAAACACGCCAACCATGAATTCATGCTCGGCCCCGCGCGCCGTCACATCCCCGCGCGCGCGCGCATCCTCTTCTCCCAGCAGAACATAGGTCGTCGGCAGCGTGCCCGTGGGCAGGCTGTCATAGACATCGCCCCCCACCACCGCCTGTACCGCCGCATCCGCTGACAGACGCGCAAAGACCGCCTGTTGCAGGGCGGCCGCCATGCCATAGCTCATGTCGCCACCTCCTCGCGGCAGAAACATTGCAGATAGATCCCCGCATCGTCCCAAGCGCTGACCGCCTCGATCAGATAGATGCGCGTGCCTTCGACGAATCTCTGCCCCGCGACCGGGCGCGAGGGCGCGCCTGCGGGCGCCGCCCGGCAGATCACCCGCCAGCGGTTCAGGGACAGCCGCGCCCCGGCGCCGTCATGGGCGCGCCCATATCCGGGGCGCATGTCGGCCCACAGCGTGCCCAGCGGCGTCCAGGTTTGGGCAAAGCCCCCCGCGCCATCGCCCTGCCGCACCGCTGCCTCCAGCACCAGCTTGCGGCTCAGGCGCACGGCCCGCCCGCTCATGCCCCCGCCCCCAGCAGGCGCACATTGCGATGGGCCTCGATCAAGGCCATCACCCCGAATGGCATCAGGGATTCGCGCGCGCCCGCCGCGTGGCGGTTTTCATAGTAATGCGCCGCCAGCAGAAACACCGCCTGCGCCAGATCCACCGGAATATCGGCCCAGGCCGGCCCGAAACCGGCCTCGAACAGGATCTCGGCGGTTCCCCCCGCCGGCACCGGCGGCAGGCTGTCGCGCACCGACACCAGGCGCGGGCGCTGGCTGTCCTTTTCCAGCCGGTATTGTGCCGGATCCACCGTGGTCGTGACCCCGGCCCGGTCGGTCAGCTTCAGCGCCGTGATCGCCTGCACCGGGGCAATCGGCAGCCCCTGCGCCTCCTGCCCGTGCCAGGCGGTCAGCTGCCAGGAAAACGCCCGCTGGATCAAGGCCTTGCCGATGCGTGCCTCGATCGCCGCCAGCGCCGCCCGCAGATAGGATTCCAGCACCGCATTCTGGCTGCCGTCATCGGCAAAACCGGTGCCCAGATGCAGATGGCGCGAAAACTCGGCCACCGGCAACGCCGCCGCCGGCACCATTGCCAGTTCCACCAATATCATGTGCAATCTCCTGTTGTTGCCGGGCAATCGCCCGCATCAGGACGCGCGCCCGCACCGCTCATGCGGAGAGGGAAGCAGCCGGACGATGCGGGCACGCGCCAGCCCCGCCCCGGCCATGCGGGCCGGGACGAGACCATCCTGTCATGGGCCGAACGGGCCTCAGCTGATGCCGAATTTCAGCAGCTTGATCGCGGCGAAATCGCTGACATCGCCCCCCACGCGCCTGGTGGCATAGAACAGCACGTTCGGCTTGGCGCTGAAGGGGTCGCGCAGGATGCGCAGATCGGGACGCTCGGCGATGGTATAGCCGGCGTTGAAATCGCCGAACGCGATCGCGGTGGTATCCAGCGCGATATCGGGCATGTCCTCGGCAATCAGCACCGGATAGCCCATCAGGCGCGCAGGCTCGCCCGCGCTCAGCCCGTCCGACCACAGGAAGCGCCCGTCCACATCCTTCATCTTGCGCACGGTGCCCGCGGTTTTCGAGTTCATCACGAATGTCGCATTGGCGCGATAGCGCGCCCCCAGCGCATAGACCAGATCGACGATCACATCGACCGGATTGGTGGCATTGAAATCGCCCGCCGCGCCGGTGGCCACATAGCCCAGATTGCCCCATGTCCACAGCGTGTCATCCACGATCGGATGGTTGAGGAAACCGGTCGGCTTGTCGATGCCGTCGCCGCTGACGAATGCCGCGGCCTCGGCGCGCGAAAACTTGTCGGCGATGCGCGCCGCCAGCCAGCCCTCGACATCAAAGGCGCTGTCGTCCAGCAGGCGCTGGCTGACCTTGGGCAGCGCGCTCAGCTCGTGCAGCGGGATCGAGATCCGCTCCAGCGTGGGCGTGGTGGTCTCGACCGTGGCGGCCGTTTCCGCCGCCCAGCCGGCGCCGGGGTCGGTGGTGTCGATCAGCACGTCATAGGCGGTGGCCTCGATCTGCACCACATTGGCAATCGACCGGATCGAGGCCGTGCTGTTGAGCACCGCCTTCACCTGGTCGGCGGTGACGGGATCGACCAGATAGCCCCCATCGGCGGCAACGGCCGTGGACATGGCCTTTTCCTCGACCGGCAGGCCGCGCAGCCCGTCATCCTCGCCCGTGCGCAGATAGGCGGCAAAGGCCTTGCGATGCGGGGCCTCGGGCTCGGCCCCCATCGACAGGGCGGGGCGTTGTGCGGCGATCATGCTCTTGCGTTCAATCATCTTCAATCGATCTTCCTGCTGTTGAAGGCGCGACCTGATGTCGGCCTGAAAATTGTCGAAATCACCCAGAAACCCGGACAGCGCGGCCTTGACCTCGCGCACCGGGCCAGCGGTGGCTGAAACCTCTTGCTTCTTCATTCCTGCTTTCCCGTATTCGGTTCACGAATCTGCTGGCCACACGCCGCCAGCATGTTTCCGGCCTCGGCCAGCGCCGCGACCAGTTCCCGCGCGCAATCCTTGGCCGAGCCCGGTTTCCCGGCACCCGAGGCGATGCGCGCTTCCGGCAGCATGGGAAAGGTCACAAGCGAAACCTCCCACAGCTCCAGTTCCTGCAAGAGCCTCTGGCCCTTGCTGTTCCTTGTTGCCCGGACCGTGCGATAGCCGATCGACAGCCCGTCAATGGCACCCGCCCGCACCAGTGCCAGCGCCTCGGCCCCCTTGGCCACATCGGTCAGGAAACGTCCCCGCACGAACAGGCCGCGCGCGTCCTCGCGGATTTCCTCCCACACACCGATCGGCTGGGCCGGGTCGTGCTGCCACAACATGCGCACGCTGCGCCCCTGTTCGGCCAGGCGTTTCAGGCAGGCCGCATAGGCCCCCTTGCACACGATATCGCCCCCCTGATCGGGCAGATCAAAGACCGACGCATATCCTGTGATCACACCGTCATCATCCAGCGTGATCCCTGCGTCCAGGCGGCAGAACTTGACCTCGAGTCCCGTCGCAGAAACAGTTTTCATCATATTGATTTTCCTTATTTTACCGGCGATCCCATCAGCGCCAGAAACCCCTGCGAAAGGGCAAATCCGACCACCCCGTAAACCGCCAGCCACAGCCTGCGTTCCAGCCGCTCCAGCATCGATTCGATCGATTGCAGGCGCCGCTCCAGCCCGGCCCAGCGTTCGTCGATCAGCCGTTCATGGGCCTCGATCCGGGCGGTTGCCATGTCAAAGGGCTCGTACAGAAAGCGCGAGCCGCTGCGGCGGCGCTCAGTCATCATCGCGCTCCGGCAGGCCCAGCAGCGCGCGTTTTTCCGCGTCACTCAGGAACGTCGCCTCGCTGACCCGTTGCCAGCGGGCCTCGCGTTCGGCCGACAGCGCCGGGATCAGGTCCAGATCGGGGGCAACCTCGATCGCCTCGCCCGAAAACGCCCCCAGCCAGGCCGACAGCCGGCCCAGAACGCGCCCCGCCAGCGGCAGCACCGTCAGACGGTAAAAGGCCCGGTGCGCCTCGGCGTAATTGGCATAGGTCGCATCCCCCGGCAGGCCCAGCAGCATCGGCGGCACGCCAAAGGCCAGGGCGATTTCGCGCGCGGCCGCCTCCTTGGTTTTCTGGAATTCCATGTCGGAGGGGCTGAATCCCATGGGCTTCCAGTCCAGCCCACCCTCCAGCAGCATCGGCCGCCCCGCATTGGCCGCGCCCTGGTGATAGGCCTCCATCTCGTCCAGCAGGCGGCGATACTGATCCTCGCCCAGCTGGCCCTGCCCGTCCACACCGCGATAGACGATCGCCCCCGAGGGCCGCGCCGCGTTGTCCAGCAGCGCCTTGGACCAGCGCGAGGCCGCGTTATGCACATCCAGCGCCGCGGCCGCCGCCTGCATCGGGCTCATGCCGTAATGGTCGTCGAGCGGGTCAAAGGCCCGGATATGGCAGATCGGTGCCGCGCCCCCCGCCCCGTCAAAGCGCAGCTTGCGCCCGCCCACGCGATATTCATAGCCCACCGGCCAGCCATCAGTTCCGGGGATCACCCGCATCCGGTCGCTGCGCAGCACATGCAGCTCGGCCGGCAGACCGTTGTCGCCCTGCCCGACCGCCTCGATATAGGCATCCCCGCTCAGCAGAAACTGGCCAAAGACGGCCTCAAGAAACTCGGCCCGCCCCTGCGCCGGGTTGGGCCGTGCAACCAGGCTGCGCAGCGGGTGTGTATCCAGCCGCACCGCGCCGTCGAGAAACAGCAGCGGCAACGCCGCCGCGGCCTCGGCGATCAGGCGCACACAGCGAAACCCGACCGGATTGCCGCCAAATCCGTTGCGCATCAATGAAACCGTATCGCGCCCCGACCAGGCCACCCGGCCGCTGCCGTGAAAGGCAATCACCGGCGCGCGCGCCGGCGCCGCCGCCTTGGCCTCGGGCGCGCGGCGTGCAAGAAAATTCCATGCCATGAAATGCTCCATGTTCCTGCGGGGAGGCCCCGCCTTGCAATATTCGTGAAAAGCTCGGCCCCGGCAGGTGCTCTGGGGCCTGTTGACGTTTACCGGATCGCCTGCGATCCGGTTCGCGCCCGACCCCGCCCCCCAGGGCGGGCGTGAATTGTCACAATGTTCAAACCGGAAGCAACGCCGCCGCTATCCGCAACCTGCTTGCCGGACAGTGCCGCGCCCACCCTCGGGATCGGGCGCGAACCTCTCCTTGCACCCGATTTCAAGGATGCCCATTCTGCCTCCACCAGATCAGCCGCCCTACAACCCCCGCAGCCGCGGGGCCCGCCAATGGGCCGCCGGCAGGATCATCAGATCATGCAGCGCCCATACCAGCGCATCCACCCGGTCGGGGCTGCCCCGCCCGGTGAAACCCTGTGCCGTCATCAGCGCCATCTGTTCCTCGAGCAGCGCCAGCCCGCGCAGATGCTTCACCCGCCCCTGTTCGTAAAGCGCCGCCACCGGCTCGGCCCGCGCGGCCTTGCCCCGGCTTGCGCGCACCGCGCGATAGGGCACCAGCGGATCAACCTGCCGGATCACCGCCTCGACCAGATCGCCGCCCTGGTTGACCTCGGCGATCACCCGCTCGGCGCCATGGTCGTGAAACGCCCGCACGGCGCGCTCGGCCCAGGCCTGGGGGCTGGCGCTGCCCAGGCTGGCATCTTCCAGCACACAGGCCCGCCAGCTGCCCGGAGGGCCTTTTGACACCACCCCCGCGACGATGATCCCGCATTCGTCCGACCGCGCCCCGCCGCTCACCGGCGGGTCCACCGCCACCACCACCCGATCCAGCGCCGGCATATCGGCAATCTGCGCCCTCTCGATCAGGGCCGGAGGCCACAGCGCGCCCTCGGCCTCGTCCAGCAGCACGCCGTCCAGCTCCTGCCGGCCCAGCCGCGTGCCACCATATTTCGCCGTGACCTCGGCCAGAAAGCTGTCGGCCAGAAAGGCGCGGTTGGCCTCGGTCGGGGCGCTGGTGACAACCGTGCTGTCAGCATTCAGGATCTCGCGCAGCACCGCCACGTTCTGTGGTGTCGTCGTCACCACCTGGCGCGGATTGTCGCCCAGCCGCAGCGCGAATTGCAGCATGTCCCAGGCCGCGCGCGCCTTTTTCCATTTCGCCAGCTCGTCCACCCAGGCGGCATCGAATTGCGGGCCGCGCAGGGCATCGGGCTCGTGGGCCGAAAACAGCTGCGCGATGGCGCCGTTTTCCCAGACCAGGCGCTTGCGGGTTGCCTCCCATTTCGGGCGCCGGTCGGGGGGCGAGCAGGCCATGATGCCGCTGTCGCCGAACACCATGACCTCGCGCACCTGCTCGATGGTTTCGCCCACCAATGCCACCCGCCGGGCCAGGCCACGGTCCGCGGGGCGCGCACCCTCGACCTGCGCGCGCACCCATTCGGCGCCCGCGCGCGTCTTGCCGGCACCCCGCCCGCCCATGACGACCCAGGTTTTCCAGTCACCCCCGGGTGGCAGCTGGTGGTCCAGCGCCCAGAACTCGAACAGATAGGGCAGCGCCGCCAGCGCGTTGTCACTCAGCCCCGCCAGAAAGCCCGCGACCTCGTCGCGCGGCCTTGAGGCAAGCCAGCCTGCGCCCGACCTCAGCGCGGGCGGCCTCAAGGTCGATCGCCCCGGCTCGCCCTGCCTCTCCTCGTTCAATTGCGCGTTTTTCAAGCTCGATCTCCCGTTCCAGAACGGTCTGCAACGATTTCCAATGGGCCTGTACGGCCGCGGAAAAGGCCCGCAGATCGCCGTCCTGATCCTGCTTCATCCGCTCCAGCGCGGCTTCCAGCGCCGCGCTGATTTCGGCATAATGCCGCCTTGCCCGGCCAAGGATCTCCTCGGCCCGGCTTTCCCCCGCCGGTATGTCAGTTGTCATAAATCCCCAAGCCTTCTCATGCTCCGCACGAGAAAAATGAAAAGCGGCCCGGCATTTCCGCCGTTCCGCTTGCCCACTTCTTCCAGCTTGCCCCGAGTTATACTCCAGAGAGTTCGCTTTGTCAAGAGCTATCT